GTAGTGAAGAGTTAGTTCAAGGGGCTCCGCAATTCCGACCAAGAAGCGATCGCCGAAAAAAAAGCCCGTGAAAAATGCGGCGGCGAATGACCTCGTGCCGACTCCACAAGCCACGTCATCCGCCTCGGGTTACGAGAGGTATCGCGAAAAGCAGGCTAACATCTCGCGCGAGCGCTCGAAGTCGGGGAGGGACATTGGTCCGCTCCCAGCTGTCGTTGACCCGCAGCGTAAGGACCGTGGTAGACGAGACCTGCGGACGTTTTGCGAAACCTATCTGCGGCAGCGGTTCCCGCTGGCGTGGTCGGCCGATCATCTGGTGTGTATCGCGAAGATGCAGGCCGCGATTATCGACGGCGGTCAGTTCGCGTTCGCGATGCCTCGTGGCTCCGGTAAGACGTCGCTCGCCGAGGCCGGGGCGATTTTCGCTTTGGTGTACGGTCACCGTAAGTTTGTCGCGTTGGTCGGTGCCAGCGAGGACGCCGCCAAGGAAATGTTGCTCTCAATCAAGACGGAGTTTGAGGGGAACGATTTGATCGCCGACGACTTCCCCGAAGTGTGTCACCCGATCCGGATGCTGGAGGGGATCAACAACCGGGCTGGCGGTCAGACGCTTGACGGCAAGCGGACTCAGGTCGCGTGGACCGACACCCGCGCGTGTCTCCCGACAGTTCCCACGTCGCCGGCATCGGGGTCGCGATTGCGCGTGGCGGGTATCACTGGTCGCGTGCGGGGGATGAAAGCGACCACAGCAGACGGCGACAGCATTCGGCCGGACCTGGCAATTGTGGACGATCCTCAGACGGACGACTCCGCAACTTCGCCTCGCCAATCTGAGAAGCGGGAGGCGATCTTGAATGGTGCGATCCTTGGCCTGCCCGGCCCAAAGAAGAAGATCGCGGCGTTTGTTCCTTGCACAGTTATTGCGCCGGGGGATATGGCGGACCGAACGTTAGACCGGCAGCGGAATCCGGTCTGGCAGGGCGAGCGGTCCAGGATGGTAGTAGCGTGGCCGGTCAATCAGGATTTGTGGGACCGATACTCCGACATGCGGAAGACCTCGCAGCGGCACGGCGGCAAGGGCGAAGACGCCTCGGCTTTCTACGTTTTGAACCGTTCCGCGATGGACGCCGGGGCTAAGGTCAGTTGGGAAGAACGGTATGACGCGGATGAAATTTCCGCGATCCAGAACGCCATGAACCTCCGGTGCGACCGTGGGAGTCGAGCATTCCAGGCTGAGTTCCAGAACGACCCGGAGCCAGAGCAGGTTGCCGGGCTGTGTGAGGATATCGACGCTGACATGGTCGGAGAGAAGGTCAATCGGTGCCCGCGGGGCGTGGTGCCGATGGACTGCACGCGCCTGACCGCTTTTATCGACGTGGGTGGATCGGTGATTTACTACGCGGTCGTTGGATGGAACGAGACGTTTGGCGGTGCGGTCGTTGATTACGGGACGTGCCCGCGTCAGAACCGAGCATACTTCGCGGCGGTCGATGCCCGGCCCAGCCTCGCGGACGTGTTCAAGAAGCATGACGACACTGCTCGTGTGTACGCCGGATTGAAAGCCACGGTCGATGCTGTTGTTGCTCGCAGTTATCCGCGTCAGGGCGGTGGAGAGTTGCGGATCGGGATGTGTATGGTGGACACCGGTTGGCTCCCCGACACGGTTTACTCGTTCTGCCGAGAGCATTTGCTATCACCGCTTCTCATGCCCGGCCGTGGGTACGGGATCGGCGCCAGCTCCAACCCTATGGCGACCTGGGTTGAGCGACCTGGCGAAAAGGCCGGTTGGTTCTGGAAGAAAAGCCCCACGACCGGTGGCAAGCGCGGGACGCATGTGATCTACGACACGAACCATTGGAAGAGTTTCGTCGTCGGGCGGCTGATCACCCCGACCGGCGGCGTGGGCTGCCTGAACCTGTTCGGCGAGAAGGGGACTCACCACCTGTTCGCCGACCACATGACAAGCGAGTACCGGATTCGCACGAGGGGTCACGGACGCGAGGTTGACGAGTGGAAAGTGAAGGTCGGGAAACCGGATAACCACTGGTTCGATTGTCTGACGGGTGCGACGGTCGCGGCCTCGGTGCTCGGCCTAACGTGGTCGGCAGCCGGCGCACTCGGTCAACCCGTTGTGCAAAGGCCACCTCGACAGAGAGTGAGCATGAAAGAGATGCGCGAGAAGCAGATCACGAAGAAAAGGAAGTCGGGAAGTTGATATTGGTCTTCGGAGTTCGGTATCCACCAGGCCGGGAGATCCATTGCCAGAATCGCCCAACCCTCGGGGGTTGTATTGCCCCAACTGTCGCGGTCACCGGCTCACGGTGATCGCCACTAAAATGCCCTGTCCGGGCGTTCGGGTCAGGTATCGGAAGTGCTCGACGTGCGGGCTCAAGATCAAGACCAAAGAGGTGGTTGTTTCCGTCGCGAAAGGACCGTGAGGATTCCTCACGGTCCACCGGCAGCACACCAATTCGGATTCACCCACTTCCTCACTTCCTTTCCGCTCACCGCGTGCGAAATTTATCTCATCAGCCCACCGATTTTCCTGTGTTCGCACTGGTGACCCGTGGCATTGACGCCCGAGAGCATTGCTGAGGCAGCGACCCAACCCGCGTCGGCGTCGGTTGACGGCCGCAGCGCCGCAGCCGTTTCGATCCCCGACCAGATCACCGCAGCCAAGTTCGAGGGTGCATCTACCGCACTCACCGGCGTCAACGAAAACGGCGGTCCAAAGTCTTCATGGGGGCGGACCCGAACCGCACGCGCCAGAAACAACGGAGCGGTATGAACGCGCTGGCGCGAACGCTCGGCCGAATCGTGAAGACGGTTACCCATGCCGCCGGACGCGTGCTCACGCCAAAAGTCAAGCCGTCCAAGGTTCGCGGCAGCTACGATGCAGCGCAATACGGCACGGACAGTGACAACCATTGGAGTTGGGCAGACAGTCTAAACGCGAACGCTTCCAACGACCCGCAGACCCGCAAGACTCTCCGCGAAAGAGCACGTTACGAGGCTGCGAACAACGGCTATTGCGGTGGTCTAATCAAGAAAACTGGCAACGATCTGATCGGTACGCGGCCGCGAATCCAACTTGTGATCCCCGGCACCGACCGCAAGGCGTCGCGCCGGATCGAGAAGGCTTTCGGCAAGTGGGCTCGAAAGGCCCGGCTCGGCCGCAAACTCAGACTGCTCGACAACATGGCCCTCCGAGACGGTGAGGGATTCGCGATCCTGGTTCGCAACCCGCACATGCCGGCCGGTGGCGTCCAACTCGATCTACGGCTCTACGAGACAGACCAGGTTGACACTCCGTTCCTGGACTGGTCCGACCCGCTGGCGTTCCCGGGTGGCAGGTTGGACCCGCAGGGCAACATTACCGAGTGGCATTTCCTCAAGGTTCACCCGGGCTCGAACGTTTGGTGGACGGACTACCTGAACTACGACACTGTCGGATCACGGGCTGTGATCCACTGGATGAGCCCGTCTCGCGCCGGCCAACTCCGGGGCGTACCAGAGATCCTGTCGAGCCTGACACTGTACGCCTACCTGCGGCGCTACACGCTCGCGACGGTCGCTGCCGCGGAGACGGCCTCGAACATTGCGGGGGTGATGAAAACCAACACGGTCGCGCCGGACGGCGATGGGCCGGATTTCACTGCGATGGAAGACGTTCCTCTGCCACGCGGCAGCCTTCTGACACTCCCCGAAGGATGGGACGCGAGCCAGTTCAAAGCCGAGCAACCGGTGACCGCCTACGGCGCATTCAAGACCGAGATCCTGACAGAGGCCGGTACATCGGTTGGAGCGCCGCAGAACATCAGTACCGGATCTAGCGCGTTGTACAACTACTCAAGCGGTCGTTTGGATTTAGGAATCTATCAACGCGGGATCGACGTCCGGCGCGACGATGTGGTTGAGCCGGCCCTGGACCAGATTTTCGCGGAGTGGCTCGACGAGGCGTCTTTGATTCCGGGTCTGATCCCGGACGGGTTACCGCTTAGGTCGGAGTGGACCTGGCAGTGGTACTACGACGGGTTCGCGGCGATCGATCCGCAGAAGGAAGCAACGGGGAACAAGATCCGGCTGGAGAACGGCGAAACAACTCTCGCGAAAATCTGCGCCGAGAACGGCGACGACTGGGAAGAGATCCTTGAACAGTCGGCGGTCGAGTTCAGCCGTCGCGCCGAACTGCGACAGGTCAACCGGCCGGGTGCAGATCCGACGGCGACCGCGGGGCCGAAAACTCCGGGCTCGCCGGCTGCCCCGGTCGGCCTGTCCGACTCACAGGTATCGACCATCCTGAAGATTCTGGACTCGGTCGCGGGGAAGAAGCTCAACCCCGATGCCGCAGTGTCCCTGATTCGGACTGCATTCCCGATGATCCCCGAGGACCGGGCTCGGGCATTCGTTGGAGCGAAGGAGCCAGCCAATGCCGCGTAATTCCGCACTCCGAGGCCGCGCCCGCGTCTCACTGCGCGGTCGCGTCGATGTGGCGAAGGTGGACACCGCTGACTCGACCAAGCCGCGGACATTTCGCATGGTGGCTAACACCGGCGAACCAATGAGCATCTATCCCTACGACATGCCTGTTGTGGTGGACATGGACACTATCGACTGTTCGGGACTACCAGTCCCGGCACTCTACGACCACAGCACATTCGGCGTTGAGAACATTGTTGGACTGGTCGAGTCTGCTGGTTTGGTCGGAGGCGAGTTTGTCGCCTCCGGTCGTTTCACTCCGACCGATGACGAGCACGACAAGTCGAGACAGGTGCTCGCCAAGGCCGACGCTGGGCACATCTGGCAGACGTCCATCGGCGGCAACCCGACCTCGGTTGAAGAGATCAAGGCGGGCAACTCGGTCGTCGTGAACGGCCGGACCTACGCCGGGCCAATCTGTGTAGCTCGGGGCGTCGTGCTCCGGGAGATCAGTTTCGTCGTCCTTGGAGGTGATCGGCGGACCAGTGCGGTCGTCGCCCGGCACCGCCGCCTACGCCTACGCCTCAAAGGGAGCGCCGCCATGAGTTTTGAAGAATGGCTCGTCAGCATGGGGTTCGACTCGGAAGCCCAGAAGTCCATGACCGAGATCCAGACCGCGAACATGCAGAAGATGTACGCCGACGAGGTCGGCGACGACGTTGATTCCGCCGGCGACCCATCCGACGCCGAAACACCGCCGACCAACGCGGAAGACGCGACTCCTCCTGAGGAGGAGGTCGAAGCGGGAGACGACATGACCGAAGAGGAAGTTCCGGCCCCGTCCAACGCGGCTGCGAAGCCGGTGAGGGTCAAGGCGTCCACCCAGCCATCGAAGATGGAGGCAGCGGAGATCGCTGCCCAGGCGAAGAAGGAAGAGCGGACGCGGGTCAGCGAGATCACAAAACTTTGTGGCGAACACAGCAACCCGAAAGTCAAAGCCGGTGGCAAAAAGCTGAGTTTGGCGTCTCACGCCGTTACCTCCGGGTGGAGTGTAAACCAAGTGAAAAGCAAGCTCCTCGACATCAAGCGTTCGGGCCGGCCGACCGGCCCGAACGTGATCGTAAAATCGCACGACAAGGACTGCAACCTGCAAGCCCTTCAGGGCGCAATGATCCTCCGATTCGGTGGGAGGCTCAACGCGAAGGCTTACCAGAGCCAGAGCGCCGTCGCCCTGGGAGTCCCGGCGTGGCTTCGAGCCGGCGTCAACGACGCGAACAAAAACAAGATCATGGAGGCGAGCTACAAGTACGCCGACATGAGCGCGGTGGATCTCTGCCGCGAGGCGTGCCGGATCGACGGGAAGCAACCGGGTCACGGTCGCAACGAAACCATTCGAGCCGCATTCTCAGGGTCGAGCCTCAGCAACGTATTCACGACCAACGTCAACGCGATCCTGCTCAGTAGCTATTTCGAGGTTGGCGATACCACGGTTGGCTGGGTGACGGAAAACGACGTCGCCGACTATCAGCTTCAGGAGCGTCCACGGGTGGTAATCGGGCCTGGGCTGACCAAGCTCCCACGAGGCGGCACGGCTGACCATGCGTCGTACAGTGATACGAGCGAGAGTTACAAGGTTGCTCGATACTCACAAATGTTTGAACTTGATGAGATGGACATCATCAACGATCGGCTCGGGGCGCTGGGTGAAACTCCGATGAAAATGGGTCAGGCCGCCGCGTGGTTGAGGCCCGATCTGGTCTACGCTCATTTGCTCGCCAACCCGACTTTGGCTCAGACTTCCCGCTCGCTGTTCAACTCGACCGACGCGAACCTGCTCACCGCGGCGGCGCTATCGGCCGCGAAACTCAAGTCTGCGGTTTCTGCCCAATCCCTGTTCCGTGAGAACAACCGCAATTTGAACTTGAAGACAACGCACCTGATCGTTCCTTCGACCCTGATCTACACGGCCCGGGAACTGGTGACGTCGGCTCAGATCCTGATCACTGGCACCTCGGGGCCGGACGCGTCGAGCACGTACAACGTGACGGAGCGCGGTTCCGAAAACACCCTGCGAGCCGACAATCTGACGATTATCTCGGACGCCCGTCTGGATAACGGCGTGGTCGATCCGGACACCGGCACGACATACGCGGGTTCGGCGTCGAGCTGGTACGTAGCCTCGATCTTTGCCCAGACGATTGAAGTCGGCTACCTGCGGGGAGCGGGTCGCGCTCCACAGGTCCGACCGTTCGTGCTGGACAAGGGCCGATACGGGATCGGCTGGGACGTCCAACACGCGCTTGGCGTCAAGGCACTCGACTGGCGTGGCCTGGTCAAGAACACGGCATGAGTCGTCGGCACCGTGGCGTGAGTCGATCCCCGAACCGAATTGCAGAGGCCGACGATGAGCCAGAAGTACCAGTTCACCCGCACCGTCAACGTGGACGGAACTCTCCACAGTTCTGGCGACGTCATCTGTGCGGGCGACGTCGCCCCTGGATACTTCGAGTCGTGCATCCGTGTCGGCCATCTGGTGGCTGTCTCGGACCAACCCGACCCGGCGGAGGTGTTCGCCGCGACGATGGGTGTGGCACCGGTCGCCGGTGAACCACTGATCGAAGAATTGTTAATTCCCGATCCGCCGGCGACCGCGCCGGCCTCTGAACCAGTCCCGTCCGGTTCGCTTGTGGGACCGCCGGGCGAAACGACCGCCGATCCGAAGCCGGCCGACTCGAAGCATAACAACAAGCACAAGGGCCGCTGACCGCGCTGACCGCGAAAAAGTGACTTCCCTAACCGTCACAGCGGCCCCAACATCGGGCAACCGCCGTGGAACCCAAAGGTGAGAAAATGGCTGAGGCAACTTACATCCGCGACCGCCACGACAACCGAGTCACCGCACTGGCTGCGATCGCCAGTGGCGAAGTCTTCCAGCTCAAGGATGGCCGAGCGGCCGTCAAGACCGGCCTTGAAGCGGCAGCGATCAACGACCGCGTGAACTTCAACACGAAGGGGAAGTTCACCGTAACCAAGACGGCCGGATTCGTCGGGCTCGACGGGGGCCGCGCATTTTGGGACGTTTCTGCCAGTGCGGTTAATTACAAGAAGGTTAACGACCGCGACTTTTACCTTGGACGATTCGTCGGTGACGCCGCCAGTGCGGATATCACTTGCGCGGTCGATATCAATGTTGACCTCCGATATGACATCGACCTCCACAACGATCCCGCAAACTCGATTTTGGTAGGCACGCCGGCGGCTCTGGCGGGGTCGCTGAACTACCCACGGCGGATGGGTGGGTCAAACTACTACCACTTGAGCGCGACCAGCGAAGCCCAAAAGGTCGATCTTGTCTCGACGGACGGGTTCCAAAAAGCGGCGAACGCGATTGTTGAGTTCGCTTTCCGCGTGCCGGTCGGCGGGAGCGGCAGCGCGTCGGACTACTCGCTCGGTATCGCGAACGCGACCCATGCCAGTGACGCCGACACGATCGCGGACAGTGTGTTCATTCACCTCGATGGTGGAGCCCTGGACATCTTTGCCGAGTCGGACGACGGCACCACGGAGGTCGCGGCCACCGACACCACGATCAACTTCGTAGCGGGCTTAACGGTCGCCGAGCGGGTCGAAGTGTGGTTCGACATGCGTGACCCGGCGGACGTGCAAATTTATATCAACGGCTCGCTGGTGCTCCCGGCAACCGTGTTCAATGTCGATGCCTACACGGGTCATTGGTTCCTGATGACTCACCTTGAAAAGACGACCGGGACCGAAACTGCGGACTTGGTTGTTGATTGGATGCGGGCTCGGTTCTCCGAGCAGAACGCCAGCTAAACAAACCCGTGTTCAGGGCCGGGCGGGTGCCCGCTTTGCGTGGTTCGACTCCACGGCTCTGACCTCCTCTGAGGGCGAACAATGAACGACGATTTGGCAGCAGCTGCAGCGGCAATCCGGGCATCGATCGCGGACATGCCTCGCGGCTCATACGCCGCGGTTAAGGCGCTCGACGTGGCGACCGTGGGGGCCGCGATTGCGGAGGGGAAGGGAACCCCTGTCACGACAGCCCTGGTGATGGGTGCGGCGGGTGCGAACCCGAAGGCCGACCCTGACATGCTTGTCCACCAGTACGCGCACCATCTGGCCCAACTTCTGACCTCTGCCGGGGTGTGACCGTGTCGAATCTGTTCTCCAAGGCATCGACCTGGCTTCCCGGAATGCTCGCCTCGGCGGACGGCGCTGACGTGACATACACACGGGGTGCGACTTCACGAACTGTCCCGGCCGTTGCCGGCCAAACTCTCAGTGGGTCCAACTCCGAAGGGCCGGTGAGGACGGAAGTCGGCGACGGTGATTACCTGATCCTGGCGAGCGACCTGGCGGCGTTCGGCACGCCTCAGATTGGCGACCGGATCACGGACGCGGTCGGCCTGGTGTTCGAGATCCAGGACACAAACACTGGTGACCCGGCGTGGAGATACACGGACACGACCCGGATCGAGTACCGGATTCACACGAAACGAGTGGCGTGACCCGTGGCCAGCACCCCGACACTCACACTCTGCGACGGCCTGGTTACGGCGCTGCTCGCGGCCTGGACTGATGCCGCGATTATCGACGGCGTAACACGTTGTTACTTCAAGCGGATCGGCGACAGCGACCGGCCTGAGACGAAGTTGGGGGGACGTCAGGTATACGTTTTCCCAACGGATTACGACAACGGGCCGGCAACGCGGGGTGAAGACGAATTTATTCACAATGTTTCAGTCCTTGTTGTCGAGCGATACACGGATGCGGGCGACCCGCCGACAGCATGGATCGATACGCGGGTAGATTTTGTTTACGAACAGATTGTTCAGGGGTTCGATTTCTCGCACGACGGGCCGGCGAGCTGGAACAAAAAGCTGACCACGCTAAGCGCGGACGTGGCTGTCTGTGATGTCGAGAAACTGACCGGCGGCGGCAAGCTGTTTTATTCCATGACAGAACTGGCGTTCTCCGAGATTCGGGACGCCTGATAGGAGTGCTCAAATGGCAGCGGCATCAGCGGTCAAAGTGGGCGTCGCGGGCGTTGTATACCGCAACACCGGCACTTACGGAACACCAACGTGGGGGGGGATGGGGCTCGTGAAGGACGTCACCCCGTCGATGCCCTGGGACATGGTCGAAGCTGGCGCGCGTGAGACTCGCGCGAAGTTGTACGCCAAGGCCAGGGCCGACCTGAGCGTCTCGATGACCATGCGTGCCGACGACGCGGACACCGCGTTTAATGCGATCGCCAACGCGTCACTCTCGCCGACGACTTTGGTGGATCTCATGTTTTTGGATGCGGCGATCTCGGTCGAAGGCGCTCGCGGGTTCCGCGCAGAATGGCTGATCAACATGACCGGGCAACCGCAAGAAATCGACGGATCGATTTACGACTCCTTCGATTGTAAACCGGGTTGGTCGAGCAGCGGCTACCCGAAGACGGTAGTCATGGGCGCGAGTTCGGCCCCGACCTTCACCACCCTGTGACCGATGCAATTCAACTTGAAACAGGCCAAGTCCGCGTTCTTTGACCGCAAGGCGGTTACTGACGCGATTGACGCCGGAACCAGGAAGGTGCTCAGTAAGTTCGGCGCGTTCGTCCGCACGCGGGCCAGGTCATCGATCCGCACCCGGAAGAAATCAAGCCCGCCAGGGCAGCCGCCGAGTTCCCACGCCGGCGACTTGAAGCGGCTGATTTTCTTCGCCTACGACGCGGTGAGCAAGTCGCTCATCGTCGGGCCGATTCCGTTTCGCAAGGGCGAAGCGCCCCGACTGCTGGAGCACGGCGGGACAACGACTGTGAAGACCCGGTCGGGATCTAAGGTCAAGCACTATCGCGGCAACCCGTTCATGGAACCGGCGGCGAAGGCCGAGTTGCCAGGGTTCCGCGACCTGTTACGAGGGATGGTGAACTGATGGCGACTTTTAGAGACAGTGTCGGCCGCGAGTGGCTTGTCTCCATCGAAACCCTGCAACTTCGCCGCGTGCGTGAGGCGACTGGATTCGAGTTGGCGAAGCTTCTCGACGACAAGATGCGCCGGCTGCACGAACTGGCAGCCGATCCTGAGTTGCTTTGCCGAGTCCTGTTCGCGCTCTGCTCGAAACAACACGCCGAGGTGACCGAGGACCAGTTGTTCGCGGCGATGGGCGGCGACCAGCTCGAACCGGCTTTCGATGCGTTCATCCGGGCCTACGCGGATTTCTGCCCGAGCCAGCGGCGGGCGCTCCTGCTGACGCTGGTCGCGAAGGAGAAGGAGCTGGCGACGGCTGTGACGGCGAAGGGGCTGGCGGAACTGGAAGCACTCGACGTGGGGGAAGTGATGGCGACGTTGAACAAACCTGTTGGCGTCTCGCCGGAATCCTCGGAGTTGACCCCTCCGGGATGACGCTTCGGCAACTGGTGTGGGCGGCGGCGGGGCGGAGCGGATTCGAGGGTGAGTTGGTGGCATGGTTGATTCGGTGCATCCCGGCCGCGATCTGGGCACCGAAGGAACTGCCGAAGGAGTTGAACCCGTTCCGGGAAGCGGAACCGCCAAGCGAGGCGATGAAAAAGCACCTGGCAAGTTGGGCGGCGCGGCGGTGGCGGTCGGTGGTGGGCTCCGCAGGGGGATGACATGGGAACTCAGAAACCGAGCGGGGGCGGCGGCAAGGGCGGCGAAATCCGCGCCGGCGGCGGCTTTTGGGAACTCAACCTTCGAGACAATCTCACCAAAGCCCTGGACAAGATCCAGGCCAAGGTGAGGTCGTTCGGGTCGATGCTCTCGAAGGTCGGAGGCGGCATGATGGGCGGCGGTGCCGCCCTCGGTGCCGGTCCCCTCGGTTTACTGTTCGGTGGTGGTTCACGTCTCGCGGAGACTGCCCAACTCGCCCGACAATTCCAAGTCCCGATCAAGCTCATGGGGGCGTTTCAACACGCTGCCGAACGCGCCGGCGTGTCAGTCGGAGAGGTGATGGACGACACGCGCGGCCGGTTCAAGGATTTGCTCGGTTCCGCGCCGCTCGTGAATCCGAAGGAAGCGGAAGCTGCACTCAAGATCCAAAACGATTTCAAGGACTCGATCCGCTCACTCCAAGACGCACTCACGCCGATCCTCCAGATTCTCGCGCCGATCGTCAGTAAGGTCGCCGAGTTCGTGAAGGTTAACTCTGGCGGGGTGCGGGTACTCGGTGCGGTCGCTATCGCTATCACGGGAATCGGGGTCGCCGCGAAACTCACGGGTTTATCAGTCGTGGGGATGTTTGCCGCGATCACGTCTCCGGTCGGCATTGCCGTGATAGCGATCGCAGGGCTCACGGCATTGTTCGTCACCAACACGGAAGCCGGGAAAGAGATGGCTTCTACCATCGGCGAATCCTTCCGGGGGCTCGGCGAGATCTTCGGAGAAACTTGGGGCGGGCTGGTCGAGGCGGTCAAGGCCGGTGATCTGGAAGGGGCGTTCGAGGTGATGGCGAACGGCGTCCGGGCGATCTGGTTTGAATTGCTAGTTCAATTGGGGAAGGGCTGGAACGCATTCGTCTCCTCCATCGCCAAAATCATCAAGGACAATCCGGCACTTGCTCCCGCGCTCGGCGGCGGCATCGGCCTTGTTACCGCTGGACCGGTCGGGGCACTGATCGGGATCGCCGGCGGTGCCGGTGTGAGCGCGCTCGATCTCGAATCGATGCTCTCGGTGGACACCACGGCGGCGGTTGGCCGGGCCAGGCTTGGCCGCGATCGGCTCAAAAAAGCGATCTCGGCAATCAAGCAAGGTGCACCCGGAATGGGAGACGAGGAAGCCAAGCGGTTCGCGGATTACGGGATGATGGGCGGTCGACTGAATGCCGGTTTCGCTGCGGTAAAGGGTGGGTTCAACGCAAGCTCATCCCTGGGACAGTTCGGGTACGGCGACAAGGTGTCCGTGGAAACTGAGATTCAAAAAGCTATTCGCGAGAACACGAAAAAGACGGCCGTTGAGCTGGCGAACCTGGTGGTGGCACTCCAACTGAGGTGACAAAATGGCTAGCATTTTGGACGGCGACGACGCCACGCAGGGATACAAAAACGACGCGGCTGTCACCAACCCGGCGACAAGCGCGAGCATGGTTTCTCTGCTCAAGGGCCTGTTGACACAAATCGGTGCCAGCTACTGCGCGAAAGTTTCGGTCACCCGACCTGCGAACACGACTGCGTATACCGCAGGCGATGTGGTCGGCGCGACTCTGGCGGCGTGGGAGTTCCCGCTGATCGGTGCAAGTGGCGGGCACATCATTATCACGGGTGTGGATCACCGTATCGACGTGGCCGCGATCCCAGCGGGAATGAGTTCATTCCGGCTCCACCTGTACGACGCGACTCCGCCATCGGCTCTCGCCGACAACGCACCCTGGGATTTACCTGCGGGCGACCGCGCTAGCTACCTCGGCTTTATTGATGTCGGCTCGCCGGTGGATATGGGCTCGACATTGTTCGTGCAGGCGGACCAGATCAACAAAAAGGTGAAGCTCAACGCAAGCACTTCACTGTTTGGCTACCTCGTGACCAACGGCGGATTCACTCCAACCCTGTCAGCGGTGAAGACCCTCCGAATCCACTCGCTGGGGGTGTGATATGCTCACCCGTACACTGCTCCCGATCGTTCTTGCGCGACCTTCGCGACCGTTCACGCTGACCGTGGACACCACGAAGGCCGGGAGCGCGTCAGACACGTTCGTCCTGCCGTTGCCGTCGTCTGGAACCTACAACTACTCGGTTGATTGGGGCGACGGTGTTATCGAGTCATACACCACCAACACGTCAAAGACGCACGTCTACGCGGTCGCTGGCGTCAAGACAATTCGTATCACCGGCACGTTCCCGCGAATCTTTTTCAACAACGCAGGTGATCGGCTCAAATTGACGGGGGTGGCGCTCGGGAGCATTGTTTGGGGTAGTTTTGATAGCGCATTCTGGGGGTGCTCGAACCTAGTGACTTTTGATGCGACTGGCTCGAATACCGCGTCCGTCACGAACATGTTCTCCATGTTCCGTGAATGCACCGCGTTCAACCAGAGCGTATCGAGCTTCAATACCGCAGCAGTTACGTTGATGTCGGGTGTGTTCTATGGCTGCTCCGCATTCAACCAGAGTGTATCGAACTTCAATACCGCTGCCGTTACGAACATGGATTCCATGTTCCTCGGCTGCACCGTGTTTAACCAGTCCGTATCAAACTTTAATACAGCCTCGGTCACGAACATGGGGGGCATGTTCCAGGGTTGCACTGCGTTCAATCAATCGGTAAGCAACCTCAACACTTCTGCTGTCACGACGATGGGATCCATGTTCTTCGGATGCACCGCGTTTAACCAGTCCGTATCAAACTTTAATACCGCCTCAGTCACAAACATGGCGGGTGTGTTCTACGGATGCGCTGCGTTCAATCAATCGGTAAGCAATCTCAACACTGCTGCCGTTACGAACATGGATTCCATGTTCCTCGGCTGCACCGTGTTTAACCAGTCCGTATCAAACTTTAATACCGCCTCGGTCACGAACATGGCGGGCATGTTCCAGGGTTGCACTGCGTTCAATCAGGACGTATCCGGGTGGTCGATTGTTGCAATGACGAACGCCACTTTAATGTTCACCAACTCCGGGTTTGCCAAAGCAAACTACGACCTTTTGCTCCCCGCGTGGGAGGCTCAGGTCGAGCGGCCGAACGTCACGTTCTCGGCAGGTTCGGCACGATATTCCGCAGGTGCCCCAACTACGGCGAGGGCAGCGCTGGTATCGTCTGGGTGGATTATCACTGACGGCGGCACACCGTAACGCGCGTCATAAACGACCAATAACTTTTAGATGGCTTCTGATGGATCTTTCCGTAACGAAACCGATTTCTCAAAGCCGAGTGCGGGGCGCCGTGACCACCCGGCCCGCCGCCACACTAATTGAATTGCTCGTCGTCATCGCAATCATTGCCATCCTGGTCGGCCTGCTCCTGCCTGCCGTGCAGAAGGTGCGGGAAGCGGCGGCGCGGCTGAAGTGCCAGAACAACCTGAAGCAACTCGCCCTCGCCTGCCACGGCCACCTGACCGCCATGGACCGGTGGCCGGCCGACCCGTCGGCGTACCCGGCACCCGGGGGTTGGCGGGTGGTGACGCAGCCGTGGTGGGAGGACGTTCGACTTATCACCTGCCCATCACGACTGAGTGTCGGGTTCGCCGACTACCACGCCGCGTATGTCGCGTCCCACTCGCCGGGCGACGGACTCATCGTGCCGGGGCAGCGTGGTGTGCCTGCGGCGTGGTCCGGCCGTGGGCTGTCGGAGACGGTTCTGGTCGGGCACAGCAGCACAACCGGCGGCTCCATGTTCATGGCGTGCTGTGGGAGGAACTGGTGGACCGCCGGTCACGATGTCCGCGCCACAGTCCGCAGTACGGGCAAAACCCCGGCCCCGGACGCGATACCCTACAACGGTGACTCGGGGTTCGGAGGCCCGCACACCGGCTGCCCGGTGGCGATGGGTGACGGGAGCGTGCGTGTGGTCGCCTGGGGTGTGGACCCGGCACTCTGGCGTGAGATGGGTCAGCGATGATTTACGATTAAGGATGCCGCGGACACCGAGTGACACCAATGCCGAACATCTACGAACGTCATCAATCCCGCGTGTTCACAATCGATGCAAAAACAGCATCGCTTACGCGGGAGTACGTTGTCACCGGCACGAACGACGAGACTGAAACATACGAACTTGCCATCCTTTCCACCCCGCGAATCTACGATAATCTGGTTCGCAAATCGGTGAGGGCCGACCCCCAGGGTGGCGGAATCTGGTATGTGATGGTCGAGTACGCGACCATCGACACACAGGAGGCGGTCGGCGAAACACCAGAGAACCCCGAAGGACCGGACGCCGGCGGCGACGGCCCGGTTCAACTGGGGCCGAACATCAGTTGGGATACGACCGGCGGAAACGTCCACATCACACAGAGCCGCGAGTCTCGGGTTAACCCCGCGACGGGGGTCCCAGGATGGCGGGTTGGGGGTGCCGCAGCGCCGAACAACAAACAAGCGATCGGCGTCACGACCGACGAGGTGAAGGGGTGCGACATCATCACCCCCGCGTTCAACTGGCAGATTGACGTGAAACGCGCGTCATGCACTTTCGCGTACATGACCAGGGTGTGGGAACTCACGGGGAAAGTGAACTACGCGAAGAAGTTCTATGGGTTTCCGCCCGGGACCGTGCTCTACCTCGGCGCGTCCGCGCGACACACATATGGGGAACAGTGGGAGATCACCCACAAGTTCAGTTGCCAGCGCAACGAGGTGAATCTCGCCATCGGCAACGGGATCATCGTCACCACCAAGCTCGGTTGGGATTATATTTGGGTTGGCTACAAGTCGAAGGCCGACGCGAATCAGATCCTCCAGGTTCCCGAAGCTGCTTATGTCGAGCGGGTGTATGAAAGCGGGAACTTCGACCTTCTAGAAATAGGGAACTGATCCGTGCCTGATCCGCTCGCCGACGCTTCCGCCGGCTCACCATCGCCGTTCATCAACAAGCTCGACACCGTCAACGCGGTGCTCGAAGCGGCGAGGCGCGAACGCGCACGCCGCAACGACCTGGCCGGCGAGAACGGCCGCGACGTGCTGACGCCAGCGTGCCGGGTTCTCGTCCGCAACGACACCGGCGGCACGCTCCCGGCGTTCTCCGTGCTCGCCCTCGGAACCCCGATCATCTCGGCGGTTGACTACCCGTATGACGTGCGACGCGACCCTCTTTTCCCGGGGACTGCGCCGGCGGCGGAGACGGACGTATTCGCAATCACAATCGAGCCGCTGACGTATGGCGACACCGGACGCGCGGTCGTCATGGGTACGGCAGTTTGTGATATCAGCGTGAGCGATGCGACTCACACGTTCGCGGTCCCGGCCGTCGCGACGACTGCGACTCTCGCCAGCGCGATGGACGGGCCTGCTCGAATCATCTGGAAGGAGACGGGGACAGGAACGAAGCGGGCGGTGATTCTCCTCGGGCCTCCTTCGGCCGCGACCACCGGCGGCGGGTTCTTTGCTCGCCTCACGACTTCATCAGTGGGCTTGTGGAAGTGGGTCGCGCTAACCACGAGTAGCGGAGCGGCAGTTGACGACGGAAGCGAATCGGCGACGTACAACGCCCGTCCGCTACAAATTGACGGTTCCAACCTATCCAACCCTGTCGCTGGCATGCGCGTGATGATGAAGCCGAGCAAGGAGGCTGGCTATTATGAATTTATCCCGATTGGGTTTGCCAGCACGAGCTACCCAGGATTAGTGAGTATAACAACACAGAGCCTAGTCGGTGTAAAGACATGGACTAATGACGCGCTTTTCCAGGGCAATGTTACAGTCGATTCGGCAGCATCAAACGACTTCGGTTTGTATGTTAAGGGGTTAGGCACCAGCAACAAAAATCCAGAAAACGTAATACTATGCGGCAATGATGGGACACGCCTAAGCCCATATGTTGCAATTGGGAATTGCTATGTATCAAACAGCGCATACGATGACGCAGCATTGCTTGTTCCAAAGTTTAATACGCCGTATCCTACTACTCCCGGTTACGGTGTTCCGCTTTCCGTATCTGGACCGATCAGCACGCCAATACTACGGGTTTACAGTTCCGACGACGCAGGCGCGTTCAATAGTTTCGCATGGCTGGGCGCGAGCCTTGACCCATTGGCACCCGCTGACGGAATGGCGATCTTTTCTATCAACGGGCGCGACGAGTGGCCGTCCGTATCCGAGACGGCATCAGTCTACACATGCCTTTCTTCCACCTGGGTGAGAGTTCCGCCGGCCGGAACCTTTCGAGTATCTAAAGCGTATGGAGAGGACTATGTAGGAGTCACAACTGTAAAAACGATCAACTCGGAAGATTACCATTTCAAAGGTGGCATACTTGTGGGGGTTACTGCCGTTGGCGAACCTGCGCCTTATACCACTTGATAATCTAAAGAGACGAAGACTGTGATAAACTGACCCTACCTATCTGAATGATTTTCGGAGGATTGCAAATGCGATCACCGCTGTTTTTAATGACCCTCTTCGCGTTCACCATGCCCGTCCCGTTTGTACTCTCCGCGCCTCCGACTGTTGTCGAAGTTCCGCGCGGCGACCCCGCGAAGTGGCTGGAGGTGCGGGCGCCGAAGGGCCGAATCCTGCGGCTCTCCGCGGAGCCTGCTTCGAAGTGGCTGCTGATTGACGAGGAAAAAGCAGACCTGTTCCCCTGCGACGCGGGGAAGTTCGCCGACTTCGCGAGCGACGAGTCAGGCCGCTACAAGGTGATTGTGACATCGCCCGAAGGGACATCTGCGAGGGTGGTTATCGTGGTCGGAGACGGTGGACCATTGCCGCCCGGACCTCTGCCTCCAGTCGATCTGCTTGCCGACCGGCTCAAGGCTGCCTACGACTCTGACCCCGAAAAGATCGTCATCAAAAGACAGTCGCACGCCAAGGATCTGGCCAGCGTTTACCGCCTCGTCGCCAAATCCGCTGGTGATCCCACCTTCTCAACCGCAGGCGATTTCATCGCGTTCGCTCGCAAGTCCGCAGCCGAGATGGTGGACGCCGCGAAAGGGCCGCGGTGTCTGTCCGGTGTGCGTGACGAAGTGTCGCGGGAACTGGGCACGATCTTCCCCGCTGATGGGCCGCTGACCGACGACCAGCGGAAGCGATCGGCGGCACTGTTCTTACACCTCGCAACGATCCTGGAGGCGTTCTAATGGGTCGCGCTACAGATTGGGATGGACGTTTCAAGTCCTTACTTTTTGGTGGAGGTGTCGGGCTCGTCGTGGCCGTGGTATTGCTTGGAGTAAGGTCCAAGCCGCCCATCGCCCCGATCGCGGAGCCGCTCCCACCAGAGCCGGAACTGCTAATCACGACCGGTTGGTTTCCGGACGCGGAAGCGAACGAAGTCGATCTGGCCACGGCCCGGTTCCAGTCGTTTGCTGACACACCGGCCGCTCAGGTTGTGATGGGCGAGTTGCCGAAGGAAGTGTTCCTTTGGAAGGCGATCGAAAAACTCACAGGTAAACCGACGCCGCTCAAGGATCAGAACCCAACCGGAGCGTGTGTCGGGTTTGGGACTGTGAGCGCGGTCGAGCGAACCTTGGCAACCGAGATCCTGAGCCGTGGCGGCGACGAGAGCGAGTTCGCGTTTTACTCTGAGGAAGTGGCGTACGCCGGGGCAAAGGTGCAGGGGTTCAGAAGCCTCGGTGGTTCGGTCAGTCGATTTGACGGTGCTTCGGATGTCGGCGCGGCCGCGTGGCTAACAAAGGTCGGTGGGCTGGTTCCGAAGGGAAAATACGGGCGTTGGGATCTGACGGAGTACGACCCGACCCGCGCCCGGTCATGGAACCTCTCGGGCGTTCCGGAAGAGCTGATCGAGATCGCCCGGCGGTTTCCGGTCAAGGACAGTGTGCGAGTCATGAACTGGTTGCAGTGCAAGCAGTCACTCGCCAGCGGGTATTCCGTGGCTGCGTGTGCGACCTGGAAATACAGCGAACGGCGCGACGCAAACGGCGTGGCCGCTGACCTCGTCAGCGGTTGGAACCACTGCATGGCGATTGATGGATACTACGTCGCCGCGGACGGCCGAGAGTATGGGCACGTCGAGAACAGTTGGTCCAACGTCCCGGACAAAAAAGGCGTCCGCACCGGCCAGGCGTATCACACTGGTCCGGTTGGATGGGGAAACCCAACCACGGCGGGCTTCTGGGCTACGGCTGAGAGTCTGGACCGTGCACTGCGCCAGGGTGGCAGTCGGGCATATTCCGGTGTCACCGGGTTCCCGGCTCGCAAGCTCCCCTGGAATCTTTTTATCCTCGCCCCGAAGCGAGACCGAACCCCGTTCGCCCTGTTTGCAAAGGAGATCCCATGCCTCGCTTTCTGATCAACAGCCTCCTCGTCATCGTCGCAATCATCGGGATCGCGGGACTCGCGTCCGGCGATGACAAGGCCGACCGCGACCGTCGAGCGAAGGCCGCAGTCGCCGTGGCCAAAGCGATCGGAGATCACTCGCCGAAGGTGGTCGTAGCCCCAGCGCCGCGCAAGACCGAACCGAAAAGTTACGCGACCGGCGGCAAGGAGGCGATCCTCGACCAGTCACCGCTCGTGGTCTACGTGTCGTGCGAGGGGCCGAAGGTGGAAGGTGCGATCACGTGTTTCGTGTCGGCCAAAACATTCGGCGAAGTGACCGGGCCAGCTGTGGTGATCGGCTACCCGGTCGGAGATCGATTGTTGATTGAGAAGACCCTGCCGTGCCCCGTGCCCGCGGCTGATCTGAGGAAGGCTGTCGATGCTGCTGCGAAGAAAATCCGCGGCACTGAACCCAAGGCTATGCCGTCGGGACTGCCGAAGCCTCTCGATACGCAGGTCAAGAAGACTGGTTGCATTTGCGGTCAGTCGTGCCAGTGCCCCGAGGGGAGATGCCCGGGTCAGTGCCCTGTCGCCACCAAGCCCGATCCTGTTGTGGTCGGGTACCGATACCAGAAGGTCTGCAACGGAAATGGGACGTGCCAGATTGTCACGGTCCCGATCTACCGCTGAACGAGGTGATCCGTGTGCGCACTCGTCGTCATCTTCGTGATTGCTCCTGACGTTGGCCGTCTCGGTGCCGACGATTTTGGTGTTCGCGAAAGGGCCGAGGAGCGTTTGAAGAAACTCGGCCCGCTTGCGTGGGGCGCTCTGCTCCACGCGGAGAGGTCGGGAGATGCCGAGTCGCGATTTCGCGCAAGGCGTCTGCTCAGACCGTACCGGTCGCATGTCCAGGATGTGCGAGTCGCTGTCCTGGTGCGAAGCCGCTGGCCGCCCACCGAATCGCAAATGGCGGAATTGTTCCTCGACGACGAGTTTCGCAGGCGGGTTTATTTGCGAATGATCGAGGCCGGATGCACCGATCACGAAGCGTGGTATCTTCTGCCGGAACGCCTCGAGGCGAACTGGTGGGGGAATATCCCGCCGATTCTCCTGATGTGCGCTTCGCTGTCCGGTTGCCGCGCACGACTCGGATACCACAAGGTGGGATGGCCGTTTACCAATTGATAACAATGTTCGTTTAACAAAGAGGTAGCAATGTCTGATTTGACACCGAACACGCTTGGCGACAAAACTGTTGGTGATGCTGCTCCGATCCCAACCCGAGTCCCACCACCGACGCCGAAAGCGGAGCCGTCGGGGGCAAGCTGGATACGCGATGAATATCAGCTTCTCCCGGATTGGGCGAAGACAATCGCGATTTTGATGATCCTCGCGCTGGTGATCTACGGCAGGTTGAACAAGCCAGATTCGCAGCCGGCGGTGGTGGTAAACCTCCCGGCAGCAGGGCAGTCGTCAGGGTCGCAGGATTGGACGCCGGTAACGAGTGCTCAGCCCGTGGCGGCGGCAGTTCGCGAACGCCCAGGCAAACGACTGTTCGCGAAACTGATTCGCGCCCGGCTTGCTACGAGGCTCCAGAAAGACGGGTTCGCGCTCGTCGGTGGCAACTCCAAGCCGATCAGTGAGGAAAAGGCGTGGGAGTTGGTCGAGCAACTCGACGATGATACCGTGGTTGCTGCGGCGGTGCAGTCGAAAGCGGAAGGGCTTGGTGACGGCACTTTGCTCGACAAACTTGGGAACGTGATCCAATGGATCATAGACCACAAGGAACAAATCCTTGCCATCATCAAGGTTCTGATGACGCTGCTTGCATTGTTCGCCGACGATGTCAGCGGAACAGGGAACCGAATGTAAGTTGCCTTATGGCAGTATCGTTAGCCTTAGCAGCGGGCATTGGGCACCGCCTTCTCGGGGTTGGCCGCGGCCCGCAGATTTTCTATCTCGCGCGTCAGGTCGGATGGGCTGGTCTGATCCCACTCCAGACCCAAGGCCGCAACAGCGGACCTGGCCAGATGGTGGCAGTGGTCGGCAAGTCCTCTGTTGTGGCTCCAGTCCGGCTGCTTCAGTGGTGCGTTCGTCGCAACGGGGGGTGGATTGGGCTCCGCCTTTCCAGCGACGGGAGCGCCGTCGGCAGCTTCGAGCCAATCGATGATGTTCTGCCCGAGCAACAGCACTCGCCGTCCGACAGAGGTAAATCGAAGCCCCCCAGCCCGACGTGCTCGGGTCAGGGCGGCCAGGGGCACACCCAGATGCAATGCGATTGTGGTGTCGTCGTAGATCGTCGTCGGTGATATGTGTAATCCCAGTTTCCGCGCTTGCCCGCATTGCGGGCAAACCGGCATCTCGGTCGATCGGTGGTCGATAGGTTCCACGGGGGTTCTCCGGTGAGGGGGTCGTTAGGTTTTGGTGATCGTCTTTGCCCGCGACTGCGCCAGCGCAGTCCGGAGCATGTCCCACTCAATGTCGGTGATCCTGAACGACCGCGTTCGTGTAACTCCGAGCCGCCGAATCCGGCCCGTGCGAGGCCGGTGTTCGGATTTGGGTTTTGGTTTGGTCACCGGCTCCCCCGTTCGTGTTGTGGATTCCGTCGTCCAGGGGTCAGGAATAAATAACTTCGGCGTTTCCGAACGCCGCCGCCAATGACTCGCCCAGGCCGATTTTCTCGTCGATGCCGAAATCATCGACAGCGACCGGGAACCATATTTTCATCGAGTCGTCGACCAGGCGGTCGTCTGCGAATGTCTCGCAGTACCAGCCCGATGGGACACCCCACTGATCGTCCCATCGGTAGGTGACGCGGGTGATATCGGATGCGTTGCTCATGACTCAGGTCTCCCGTTCGTGTTGTGGGTTCTGTCTCGGTAGGGGCGGCTCGAAGTTGAGCCGCCCGTGAAACCGGGGTGGTCACAGCAGTTCAACTAAATTCTCGGGCAGGCGGTCGAGGAACTCGCGGAAGTCTTCACCCCAGGCCGGACAGCCCTCCTTAGTGCGGATCGCGTCCACAAGGGTATCTAGGTCCGCCTCGGTTCGTCCTTCCCAGGTCGCGGTATCAACCCAGTTCCGCAGGTCGTTGACCGTTGTCATGATTTTCATTCGCATCTCAGTCTCCCGTTCGTGTGTGTGGTTCTGTTTCGGTCAGCGACGCCCGGATAAAGTTGCCCGGGCGTCGTTTTGGGTTAAGCGAAGCGGCCGCAGTCCGCGCCTGCCGACGAGGCTGGCATGGTAATCCCCGCCAGATCGTCCTCATGCCACCGCTCCAGAATTTTCAGGATACGGCCGTCAGGCGCATGGCGTGTCCAGAATGTTGAGGTGTGCCACACCCCGTCATCGCTTTGACTGTTCACCGCGACGACATGGATTTCCGGCAGATTCGCGTGCATCTCAGTCTCCCGTTCGTGTGTGGTTCCCGTCTCGACACTGGTAATATAACCTGCTCCCCGAGATTTGCAATACGTTTCTCGGGGAATGTGGGAAATAGTTACAGCGACACTCGGAAGGTCTGGGCAGATCGGCCCCACTTCCCCCCGCTCGACTGCCGGTAGTAGAGTATTGGGCCGTTGCCGACCTGTCGCAAGCCGGTCTTGGTGATGGCGGCGTCGGCGTAAATTACCACTTGTACCGCGTCGCCGCGGCCCAGGTGCCTCTCCGCTGTCCGGGCCGCGTGACCCTTCGCGGCCATCGCCGTGCCGAGGGTGAATACCTGATCTTCGCGGAGCCACACCTTTGCGGTCAGGATCGCCGCCCGCAGTGCAAGGGCTTCCGCTTCGCGGCGAATTTCGACCGCACCAACCTCGTCGCCGGTTTCCTGGACCGCGTCGGCCAGGGCCAGCCGAGCGGTAATGTCGGCGGGGTTTTCCTCGACGGCTGCAGACATCGCGGTGACATTGTTTTGAGCAAGCATTGGTAATCCTTCGTGTGTGGTTTCCGTCTCGACACTGGTAATATACACCGAGTCTAGCACACGTCAAGTCGGTTTGATGAATTTCTTTTCCAACTCGATCATCCCTAGTCGGAACAAATCCGACTGAGAGACGACAAGGCCCAGCGCCGCGCTCACTGCCGGGAGCAGCTTCGCGACCCTCTCGCCAGTGTCCGCGTCATACCGGACGTTCAATTGGGTTCGGTCTGCCTTCCTCTTTGCTTTCTCGCGGGGCATGAATTGTGCCTCCTTTCTACACACAGTCTAGCTCAGTAGTGTCGGTTTAGCAAGTGTAAATAATTCCTGGAATCATCCTTGACATATGCTAGACTGATGGTATTATACCAGTGTAGTCGAAACGAACCACACGCACACGGGAGCCAAGCATGTTCGGATTCATCTTCAACGGGATTGGTGGGGTCGCGGTGATCGCAGCCGGGATGCCCCTTACGGGCTGCGTCATGCTGGCTTTCGCTGGATTGTGGCTGATGCTCCGCAACGTCGGCAACGACGACTGAGCGACAACAACCACTACTCCCCCTGGCACTTCGCCCGGGGATTCCTTCACCACGATTGAGGACCGACTATGAACCCGTTTACCTGGATTCGCCGCAAGGCAGCGGAAGCCGTTGTTCTGGGAACCGCCGACGGCTTGCGAGCCATTACGCCCGATGGTGAGACGCCGCCGGCCGACCTCGCAGAGCTTCGCGGGATGCTCGCCACGATCGTGATTGACACGAAAGCGATTGCAGGCCCGGAGCCGGAGCCAGAACCGGAAGCAGTGGCGACCACAAAACGCAAGACGCGATAAGGCCGACCCCAACAACCGCAACAACCGAGGCCGCGCTGCACTCTCGCCGAACTGCGGCCGGGTTGAGCCTCGCGGCGCTTGCCGCCGCGTCAGGAACCCACTTCACCACAATTTCCAAACTTGAGCGCAACCAGCGCGCACCGAGTTTGCGGCTGGCCGCCGCTCTCGCCGAGGCATTGGGTGTGACGATTGATGTTTTACAAGCCGCCTGCTTTAGCTGGCGGTTATTGACGCAAGTGTTCATGCTGTCACCCTGTTACGCGTACACAGTATTCACCTATATGTGGGTTCGCTTCACGCTTCCAATTATTTTTGCTTGACGTGTCACGCCTGTCGATGTATACACTTCGTAGTGGTAACACGCCCCGCTTTAACGCGGACACAGTTTGGGAGAGCAACCATGTCCAGACCATCAGGGCGACCGCCCGGGGAACACCGAACGCGACTCATCCGCGTTCGAGAAGACCTTGCCGAAATGTTGGCTTGGGTCGCGGATCTTTCCGGTGACACCATCGCAGACATCACGGGATCGATTCTTCGTCCCGAAGTCGAGCGCCGCTACGACATCATCGAATCGCGCGTCAAAATTATCAAAGCCGCGAAGGCCGGACCGGTCATGGTTCCCGACCTCGGCGGGGAGAGCTGAGCCATGCCCGGCCTTCTCGAAATCATTACCGACCGGCTCGACCGGCTCGAACACGAGTTGGACGTGCTGCGAACCGTGCCGACCGACCCCAGCCAGATCTGGGGCGACGGCGCCATGCGGCTGGTGGACGCCGCCAGATTCAGCGGGATAAGCCGCAGCGAACTTTACCTGAGGATGAACCGCGGCGAACTGCCGTTCTCCTGCACCGGTCGGCATCGACTTGTTCCGAGGCGGTGGTTGGTGCAGTGGTTGCAGAGGACTAGCGAGAGTCACGAGGAATTATCATGACCGCCGAAGTGCTGTTTGTCTCAATAACCGGATTTCTACTCTCGTTTATGGCTTGTGCGTTTTGGCCAGACCGAAATCGTCGGGAGTGCGACCACGGTGACCACGGCGATGGGCAGTGTTCGTGTGGCAGGAGGAGTCGATGACCGCGCTTACCCTCGACGGTGAGACGCTCGAAATCGACTTTGCGATGTTTGACCTGGAACCAAAGGAGGAACCAATCCGTGAACAAGAAGAGGCTCAAAACAGCAGCACCAAAACTGGTCCGCTGCGAGAACCGGCCGATTTGCCAGAACACTTTCCCACCCAGATTTGTGGGACAGAAAACTGGCGGGTGCGACGTGTGCAACGATCTGCGACTGAGACTTAAAGTCATGCGAGCCGAGGAGCGAAAACAGGGTCGGTCAAGGACATCCGAAGAGATGGCGCAGGAGCGAGAGGATCGGATGCGCTGCCGAATCGGGCACTGATCTGAACCACACGGGGAGGCGGGGCGGGGCTGGGCTCGGCTCGGCAGGGCCTGGCACGGCACGGCCTGGCAAGGCAAGGGCACCAAAGGTGCGTTCGCCGGATGGGCGTATCGTGGATCATTCCCACGACGGTGAAGTGGGCCAGGCCAGGCGTGGCAAGGCTAGGCACGGCAGGGCTTGGCATGGGCACCAAAGGTGCAAGTTTTAACAAAGGGGTCTAATCGTGGTCAAACTCGAATTCATCGACCGGGACAATTCGTTTGCCTTGTCGAGGTGCGGGCGGTTCGATTTGATCCGCAGTTTTACGTTGGAATACTGGCAAGGGTTCGATTGGGACACGGGCCGATCGGTGCGTGGGACCAGAGGAGAGTGTGAGCAGTGGTGTGGCGGACAGCTTCAATCTGTGGAGATCGAACGTGTTTGAGAAATGGAAATGGGCATGGAGAGATGGGTTTGCCCCAGCGCTCTCCACCGAAAATCTCGAAGCGCTTGCCGAGGCGCTGCGGTCCGACGACCCCCGATTATTGCAGGGCAGCACGACCACACCGCCACCCCTTATGTGCGTGCAGGACTGGCCAGTCGAAGCGGCCTGTGCTCTCGGGTACTGCGGATGGCAGACCGACGATTTGAAAACGGTCGGTCAGGTGGAAATGTTCTTCGCCCGCCTTTGCTTCGAGGCTGATCAGCGTCTCGGCGGGTTCGCCGAGTGCCGGGTGTTTCTGAACTGGTTCGACAACACCCCCCGGGCCGAGATGCTGTCGGCGCTGTTGGAAGAAGTCGAATTGACTCTGGCATCGCGGGCGGCGTGAGGCGTGATTTGGTGTACCTGACGAGCAGTGGAGACAACCTGGCATGTCAGTTCAGACTTTACACAGCATCGCGACCAGATACGTGAGGGTCGGGTTGTCCGTGATACCGATCCGGGCGGATGGGTCCAAGGCTCCGGCGTTAGCTAAAGGTGATGTCGAGCAGTACCGCGAACGGTTTCCAACTGTCGATGAACTGTCCCACTGGTTCGACAACGAGAGGGCTGTTGGGCTGGCGATTGTCTGCGGGAAGGTCAGCGGAAACCTTTCCGTGATCGACTTCGAGAGTCAGCAGGCGTGGTCGAATTGGGTGAAGCGGATTGAGGAACTTGGGCTGACCAGCATTTACGCGGGCTTCCCAATTGTCCAAACTCCGAAAGGTGGTCGGCATCTCTATTGCCGAATTCGTGAGGGTGCAACTTCCGGCTTGAAATTGGCGATGCGGTCGAAGACGGAAACGCTCATCGAGATCCGGGGGCAGGGCCATTACGTTCTCGCGCCGGGGTGCCCACCAGCCTGTCATGAGTTGAATCGGATATACGAGATCGAGTCCGATGGATGGCTGGACAGCGGTGACGCCGACGTACAGATTTCCCTCGAAGACTACGAGGCGTTCGTCAACGTCGCGAAGGAGTCCAACGAGTATGTTCCACACGAGCGGTTTAAGTCCCCTGCTCCTGCCCAGTCCGATGCTCACGGCGACCGACCGGGGGATGAATTTAACCGTCGCGGCTCGTGGCTAGACATCCTTGAACCGCACGGCTGGAGGGTTGACCGCACATCGGGAGACGTGACTTATTGGACACGACCAGGGAAGTCCCGTGGCGTGAGTGCGACAACCGGGAAGTGCCACACGGAAGGTTCGGGCGATCTGCTTTATGTTTTCACGGGTAATAGTGAGTTTGAACAAGACGCCGCGTACAGCAAGTTCGCGGCCTACGCGATTCTGAACCATGCTGGCGACTGGTCTGCGGCGGCAGGGGCTTTGGTTGACGCCGGGTATGGCAGGCACGAACCGACATTGGTGTTCCCACCGATCGCGGCTGTACCCGCAGAAGGTGGTCTTCCTGACGATGGTATCGTCCCCGATTATACGTTCGCGACGAACGCGGATCTCAAACAATACGACCTCGGCATCAAGTGGGTTTGGGAAAGGTGGTTCCAGAAATCAACCGTTAATTTACTCTCCGCAGAGGGTGGGGCGGGCAAGACGAGGTTCATGCTCGATTTGTGCCGCCGCGTACACCTCGGTTTGCCCTGGCCGGACGGAACGCCAACGACACCGTGGGAAAACCCATATCTGGCGATGTGGGTCGCCGGCGACAGGAACCACGGCGAACTGCTCGACAACTCCCAGGCTTTTGGGTTCGGCGATCGCATCTCTTACAGCGGTTCCAAAAAAGACCCGCTCGGCGGGATCACCCTGAACACCCGCGAGGATTTCGCCACGCTTTACCGCCGGGTGAAGGCAGCCAAGCCGATGTTTTTGGTCGTGGACACGGCGGGCGGGACGACATCCTACAACCTTGCGAAGCAAGAGGAGGCCCGGACGTTCTTCGCTCCGCTCAGCGACATGTCGATGCGGCTTGGGTTGTGCGTTGTGGTCATCACCCACTTGAACGCGTCAAAAAACACCTACGGAAAGCGCGCCGAGGAGCGGGTGCGAACGGTCATACGAATCACCTCGGAGAACCGCGAGGCGGAGACCAAGCGGCGGATAGAAGTCCAGAAGTCGAACGCACTATTTCCGGAACCTCTCGGGATGACGTTGCAGTCCGACCGGTGTGATTACGACACGTCTCCGCCAGACGCCCCACGAGGGTTCGGAGACCAGGCAGAAAAGAGCCCGAGCGATGGTCCACCGACCCAGGTGAAATTGTGCATGGATTGGTTAACGGAAAGGCTCGCCGACGCTCCAGTTCGAGAGAGTGTTTTGCGATCAGAAATCGACCGCGAATCCAAATTTACGACCGACGTATTCTACAAAGCTACGAAGAAGATGAGTATAATCAAAACTACGTCGCAAGGCTTTCATTTCATGGGACTTAGGAAGGAAGTTATAGCTTAGGTTTGATGTTTCCGCCAACTTCGCACTACGGTTTTCCCTATGTGCGAGCGGCGGCGTGAATATAAGACGGCGGATAGAATAACTGGTTGCATGTGGGGTGTTTTTGGTGGTCTACTTTCTTGAATTATTCATCGGGGTTTGATCCCCGTTAACGAGCCAATCCGGCGGGTGTTCCGCTGGGTGGATGTGGAAGGTGCTACGGCACCTGTGGAAGGTGCTACGGCACCTGTGGAAGGTGCTACGGCACCTGTGGAGAATTAATTATGGCGATGACTTTGAAGCAGACCAAGGGCGGCGGCGGCGGGCATGAGAAAGCTCCTCCGGGTAATCACCTGGCGGTCCTGGTTGGGATCTTCGACATGGGCACTCAGGAGAACGAGTTTGGCGGCAAGGTGAAAGTTCAACACCGCGCGTATTTCGCGTGGGAGCTGACCGGTGAAAAGATCGCGGGCACCACAAAAAACCACGTGATCGGGACTGACCTTACGTTCAGTCTGAACGAGAAGGCGACCTTGAGAAAGTGGATCGAGTCGAGGACCGGGAAGACAATTCCGGAAGACGGTGCCGACTTCGACATCTCTTCCGAGTTGGGTCAGCCGTGCATGTTGTCGGTGGTCATGAACGGTGAGTATCCCAAGATCGCGGGGATGGCGGCGGTTCCCGCTATCTTCCTCAAGTCCGTCCCAAAGCCAACTTACCCTATCACTCTCGTTGAACTCGATCAATTTAAGGCTGGCACGCCGATCCCGGAGTGGTGTCCGTGGCTGTACGGCAACGAGCTGTCGGATCACATCAAGGCTTGCCAGGAGCTTGGCGGAGTGAAGCCGAAGCCGAAGAAACGCGAAGACGGAATCCAGTCGGCACCAGTGGGGGGTAACCCCGATGGCTCGCCGGCAAAGACCGGCGACATGATTCCGTTCTGATCTCCTCTTTATTTAATCGTAACCTCCAATGAGCAGAGGGTTTATTTACCCTCTGCTCGTCTGGGCATCCATGAAAACAATCGAGAGTTTGTTGGTTGAGATCATCGCGGTTCTCGACTCCCCAGCATCGCGAAACCTGGCTCTTGACGCCTGGCGTGTTGGGCAGTTGAAGGGCGAGGCAGAAGGCGTTGCCTTCGCGGAGATGGTCTTGGCCGGTGTGACGCGGTTCGTGGCTCACGGCCCTGGTGGCGGTGGTGCGGTTGCATCAACGGAACACGGGAGTCCCACGTGAATTTCCTTGAACGCTACATGCTTCGCCCGCCGCAGCGATACCAGATTACAGAGTCGATCCAGACTCACGGCGAGTGGAAGTACGTCACTGATTCCACGTCTATCCTGGGGGTCAGGACGGGTGATCGGGCCGTGCAGCTAAGCGAAAACAAGGTCAAGTATCAATCCGTCGTCGAGAGATTCCTTGACGAGCCGGTTCCCGATACTGCCCTGCTCGGCACGCTGCCCGACCTGTGGAGGTTCCTTGACCACATCGTCCGCCTTCCTTGCACACCGTGCGGGGGGCGGGGTGTGTACGCGTCCTGGGAAACTGGTGAGATGGTCGAGGGGACCGAGTTTACCTGCGCCGACTGCGATGGTCGGGGGTGGGACTTCGGGACTCCATTTGCCGATCCAGACTTGGTGTCGATCGCCGGCCTACCAATCGACCACAGCCGCCTCGCCTACTGGCTGCCCACTGAACTCGCTGACATGGGGGAATCTTGTCGGGTATTTGCGTCGTCCATCCTGCCCGCAGTCGTTGTGACCAGCGATCGATGGCGGGTTGTGTGCATGGGTGTTGCCCGAGACTTAGCTCCCGCGCGATACCGGTCGTACCTCCCGGGCAGTGGTGTATGGAACTCTTATCGCCACGACCCTGACGCACGGGCGGCAGGCACAGATTGGGCGATCGAGCATGGCGCGGACGGCTTCGATGTTTTTGGTCCGCGAGTGTGGGAGGAGTGAACGTGGGAATGAAGCTCTCACCTGAAATGACTCGGTTGGTGCTCGCCGCGTCGGGCGAAGAACCTTCCGCACGTAAACGAAAACCGCCGTGCGTCCGGATCAAGCGGGCCGGGCAGTGGTTGATAACTCTGACCCTGAGTTGCCGGGTGAAAAGTGAAGCGAATTCCAGGGACCATTGGACCGTAAAGCGGCGTCGTGCAGAGATCCAAAGTGATGCACTCTATTTCGCACTCGCAGGGTCGGGGCTGACCAGCCACCAACCGCCGTTGCCGGTGGTTGTGACTTGGCGGCGGATCGGGTGGCAGGAGATGGACGACGACAATTTACGCAGCGCGTTCAAGGCTCTCCGGGACGCGATTGCGAAATGGTTGGGCTGCGACGACGGGGACAAAACCGCGGTCGAGTGGTGCTACGAGGATGTGATGGGCGAACCAGGTGTGGTGGTCACGGTACAGAGCAGGGGGGTGTCAGATGGCGTTCGGGTCCAGGTGCTCAGCGTGCGGCCGTGATTTTCACACGACGAATCTGCAACCGTATCTTCTGCCGACCCTTGAGCGTGAGTCTCGTGAAGCGTGCGCGTTCATGTTCGGCATTGCAGTCGGTGTGCTAGTCGCGGTGTTGTTCGGTGCTGCTGTGGTGTTGATTTACTGACGAACAATCAGGGGAGACGATGGATATTCATGAGGCAGCGGGGTTGATGCCGCTCGATGAGGAAAACATTCCAAAACTCGCGGAGGATATCAAAGCGAATGGGTTGATAGACCCTATCGAGCTGTTTGAAGGGAAGGTGATTGACGGCAGGCGGCGACTACAGGCATGCGAATCGGCGGGGGTTGAACCACGGTTCAAAACCATCACAACGGCCGACCCGGTTACTTACGTTCTCTCGAAGCAGAACCGCCGTGATCTAACACCGTCACAGCGGTCAATGATCGGGGCCAGGGCAACGACGTTGCGAGAGAAGTTGGTGGAGGAAGCGAAGGATCGGCAGCGATTATCTGGGGGAGATCGCAAAAGCCCCCATGCGAAATCGGTTCCGGTCACGGGACCGGAACCGATTTCCGACCCCATGGTCGGGGAGACGCGCGATCAGATCGGCAGGCTCGTAGGCGTATCGGGGAGTTCGATCAAGCGAGCAACTAGGGTGATTGAGAAGGGAATACCGGAGCTGGCCAAGGCGGTTGATGAGGGGAGGATTGCTGTCTCGACGGCGGCCTTTCTCGCCGGTGAACCCGAAGAAGTACAGCGAGCGGGGATCGAGAACCCGAAGGTGACGCGGCGAGAGGCAAGGAAGCCTCAGACGGAGCCAGAGAAGCCTAATCCGCAGTGGGCGGAGGTGGCCACACAACTTGCCAACGTTGCGACATTGCTTGTAAGCGTTGGTGCAACAAACGAAAAGGTAGAAGAACCATGGAAGCTAGTCGAGTCGATGGAAAACACTGCGGCGATGCTGTTGCAAGCTGCAAGGTTAATGCGCCGCAGGCATCACTTGTAAACACCAGCAGCGTCTTGAGGTTCCCCGGTCAGGCACCGCCAGAAAGCGTGCTGCTCCCGCTCATTGGATCGCTTCCACACGATATGGAGCCAGCGTACCGAGCGATTGCGGAGCAAGCCATTCGTACCCTGCGGTGGGGTTACTGGTCACCGACGGGGCAAGAGGCGCGCGAAATGTTGGAGGCGACAAACACCGAGAAGGAGGGGCGAAGAAACCGCATACCAAGATCGTTTAAGAAGATTATGGTTACACTGAACCGACTTGGTTTTATGGTCAACGGTGATACCGTCGGGTGGGACAATACGGCTCGGCTCGCGAACGGCCAAAACCGTTTGATGGGAATTGCCGAGACTGGTAAAAGCGTGCTGCTCGCTTGCCTGTGGGGGATAGATTGCAATGCTTTTGAAACAATCGACCAACACGCCAAACGGTCAGGCGGTGACGTGCTGGCTATTGCGGGGTTCTCGCACACAAAAGACCTGGCAGCAGCACTGAGTTGGCAAGTGGCCTACGATTCACAGTCGGCATCTAACGGATCGGCAACAATTTCGAACGATCAAATCGTAAAGATCGCTCAGCAAAACCCGGAAATCATCGCGGCAGACAATGCTATACGGGGAGTCTATAACGTCGCGAAGGTTATCCCATATGGGTTGGCTGTTTTCCTATGGTCGCAGTTTTCACAACGCGACACCGATCTATGCAAGCAACTGTTTGATAGGGTTTTTAAATCCATTGGGCTGATTGAGCATTCCCATGAATACAGGCTCATGAAGCGTCTGAAGTCCAATCCCGAAGACCCTGACGAAACCGACTCCCAACGCAAGGGTAGGACGCGCAAGATCGAGAAATCGAACCTGTCGCGACAAGAGCGCGCAGCCATTATTATCAAGACCTGGAACCGAATGCGCGAGGGCGCACCGCCACCAGGACGCCATTCCACTTTGATGTGGAAGAACATCGAGGCATTCCCAACAATCGTTTGACCACGAACCGAGGATCGACATAGCCGGGCCAGGTCGTTTCCTGGCCCGGTGTTCGAAGCCAAACCAAAAAAAGGCGGTGGAGCGTGGCTATGACGAAAGCGAAGAAACACCAGATGGTGTTTGTCCCGGGGACTCGCAGCCCCTTTGCGTCGATGGGTTGCGAACGGATTGATGTGGACACCACACCGATCACACCGGCGGCACACGATGTGTTCACAGAAGTCGAACTCGATGCTCGCATCGAGCGGATGCGCGTGGCAGCGGAGGAGGCTGAACCGAAGCGTCAAACGCGCTCGCAGTGTTGGGCTTGTGACAGCTATTGCGAATCAGGGAATCTGGTTGCGTCGGCGGGCTGGTATTCGCGAAAACTGTCAGGAACTTACGCGGCCGTGCGAGAGGTTTATTGTCCAACTTGTTTCAGTCAGTGGGGGTGGGGTGATGCCCGTTAAACAGCCGACACGCCAGGAGCTTCTTGATCGGATCGGTGAACTGGAGCGTTTGACGGCATCGCTTGCCGAACGGGTAGCGGGGCAGAGTGGACTCTTAACCCAACGTGCCATGAAGGAAGCCGACCATGACGCTACTGGAATTGATCGAGGAACTAAGCCAGGTTCCGATCCTGGATTTTCCGAACGCAACCACGCTCCAACTGGCGACGGCACTCGTGAAGAAGTTTCAGGAGCCGAGGCAGCCACCACCGGTGGTGGTCTCCACCCCCACGGCTCCGATCGATCCACCGAAGAGGAAGCGGGGCAGGCCGCTCGGTTCGACGGCTGCACGCCGATGATGTCCACCGTGGCCGGTTGGCGATCGAAGACCGGTAACAGCGTTGAATGATCATCACAACTCACGAACGTACTAACGGAGACTGGTATGATCGCATTTCATGGCGACGTGGCCGTTAAAGACAAATACCTTTCACGAGTCCGCGCCCATGCGGCGGCGGATGAAATTGTGAAGGGGAAATATTGGCAAGGGGGAAAGGGTTGCGCTGTCGGCTGCACAATCCATAGCGACAATCACGCGGCGTACCAGATCGAGTTGGGGCTACCGGAATGGCTGGCTCGACTTGAAGACACGCTATTCGAGAACCTACCGAACGACTTGGCAAAAACATTCCCGGCGCGGTTCCTGAACGCGATTCCGGTCGGCAAAGACGTGGAGTCTGTCAGGTGGAGATTTTCTTTGTATTTGCTTGAGGAAAACACTTTGCTTGTCAAGTCTTTGCGGATTGATGTTGGTGTGAAGACACAGGTGCTCGCAGCGATTGGGGAGGTGATGGAGGCGAACCGGAACGCGATCGCAAGCGGCGTGTGGAATGCGGAGGTGGCGGCGAGGCTGATAGAGGTGGCGCGGGCGGCGGAATCTGCGGCGCGGGCTGCGGCGCGGGCTGCGGCGCGGGCTGCGGCGTGGGCTGCGGAAGCGGCGACGTGGGCTGCGGCGCAGGCGGCGAGGGTTGCGGGGTGTTCGGTGGTGCATGCGGCGTGTTCGGTGTCGCGGGCGGCGGAAGCGGCGCGGACTGCGGCGTGGTGGGCTGATGGGTCGTCGACGGCGTACATCCGGTACTCGGAGAAGCTGCTGGAACTTCTGGCAGACTGATTCGGCAACCGCCAAACGGAGGGTGATACGTGACCACCGACAAACAACTCCTGTCCGCTATCATCGCAGACCCAGAGGACGATACTGTCCGGCTGGTGTATGCCGACTGGTTGGAGGAGAACGGCCAGCCCGGTAGGACGCAAAAGGTCGGGTGGGAGTAGTCCCCTTGCGCAAAGACCTTGCTTAGTGTACACTGTCGTATTCAGATCATATCCCAACCATAAGACCTCCTAGGGAGAGTCGGAGGGGGGGATACGTACTAAACGGAGTTGGAGTGAAACCAGTGGGGCACTCCTGAGATCGGCCGTACCTGGCATGGTGCGAAGATCTGGGCGGTTCGCTTCCGCATCCTGGGCCACCGGGACATCTACCTGCGCCTCTCCACATGCTCGGAATCGGCAAGGGGAAGGCTCTCGTCGAACACCACGGCAACCTAGTCGTGGTCGATGCATCCACCCTTTACGAAACTGAGCAAGAGTGCTACCGCGGCGCGTGGCTCGACGCGATGGATCGTGCCGGGAAGCTGATGGCAAAGGCCAGCGAGTACCGGGCGCGGTCCGAAAAACTGGCGAAGGATTGAACCATGCAAGATGACATGGAATCAACGGGCGAATCAGTGACCCAGCAGCAGGACGAGGAGAACTTCCTTGACCCCTTGGTCTTCAATTGGGATGAGGAAAAATTCATCGTCTCTGAAGCAGTCCGGTGCTATGTGGCGCAATTCGATGCCGACCATCAGCCCTGTGATGATGTGGCCGACGACTGATCCTTACTACCCGAGGTGCCGATGCCCGATCTGACCCCACCATCTGCCGCTCTACTTCCACCCGCTCCGCTCGAACTGCGGGATACGGAGATCATACTCCCCGACGACGACCACATCCGCGCCGCGATCGAGGTGGCGGACGAGCGAGCCCGCCTGCTGCGACGCCTACTGCGACTGTCGATGCGTCTGCGTCTGCATCTCACCACTGCCGACCGTCTGCCTGCCCCCAAAAAACCAAATGGTGGCATCGATCGCAAGCCCGACAGAACCTGATGACACACAGACGACTGACACAATGACGCCTGTCCAAGAACCGCGGGTCCCTCCTGGCACTAATGAAC